GCTGATGAACTCATCAAACAGAACCTGGTGTCTAAACAGCAACAGACAAAGCAGGAAGAGCCTGAAGTAGATTTCTTTGAGAATCCACAGAAAGCAATTCAAAGGACTGTTGACAATCACCCTGACGTCCAAGCGGCTCGCCTAGCGACCCTTGAGATGAAAAAGGTGCAAGTTCAGCAAAGGTTAGCGCAAGAGCATCCCGATTTTGGCGACATCGCAAAAGATCAGGAATTTGCAAACTGGGTGAAGTCTAGCCCTGTTCGCTTAAAACTCTTTCAAGAAGCCGATGCTGGATATGATTTCGACTCTGCCAATGAATTGATTTCTACTTACAAACAACTGCGTTCTGTAAGGAACAAGCAAGTAAGTGATGAAGGTGAGGCAACTCGCAAGCAGAACTTAAAGGCAGTAGCGGTTGATGTAGGTGGTTCTGGTGAATCATCAAAGAAGATTTATCGTAGGGCTGACCTTATTCAGCTTCAATTGAAAGACCCTGAACGCTATGCCGCTTTGAGTGATGAAATCATGCAAGCGTACATGGAGAAACGGGTTCGTTAAACATCGTTTTTAGGAGATTTAATCATGGCAAATACCGCCTTTTCCCCAACAAATAGCGTAACAACGTCTTCCGCAGCTAACTTCATTCCAGAGATTTGGAGTGATGAAATTGTTGCCGCCTATAAAAAGAACCTCGTATTGGCCAACTTGGTCAAGAAGATGTCTTTCAAAGGCAAAAAGGGTGACACTGTTAACATCCCTAGCCCAGCTCGTGGTTCTGCTTCTGCCAAAGCCGCTACTGATGCCGTTACTCTGATCGCAGAGAGCGACACTAACATTCAAGTGTTGATTAACAAGCACTATGAATACAGCCGTTTGATCGAAGACATCGTTGAAGTTCAAGCCCTGACATCACTGCGTTCTTTCTACACAGAAGACGCTGGTTATGCTTTGGCTAAGCGCATCGATACAGACTTGGTTCAATTGGGTCGTGCTTTCAATGGCGCTACAGTTGGTACTGATGACTACGCTACTGCTGCTTCTACAACAAAGGCTTACATCGGCTCTGATGGTACAACTGCTTATAACAGCTCTACCTCCAATGCCGCTGCTTTGACCGATGCTGCTATTCGTCGCACTATTCAGCGTTTGGATGACAACGACATTCCTATGGATGGTCGTTTCTTCATCATCCCTCCTTCAAGCCGCAACACTTTGATGGGTTTGGCTCGTTACACTGAGCAAGCATTTGTTGGCAACGGCAATGCAATCCGCAATGGTGAAATTGGTCAACTGTACGGCATGGCTGTGTTCGCCACATCCAACGCTGACTTCGGTGCTGGTTCTTCTGGCGCTGACCGCATCTGCTTGATGGGTCACAAAGACTCTATGGTCTTGGTTGAGCAGTTGGGCATCCGTTCACAGACTCAGTACAAACAAGAGTACCTCGGTACATTGTTCACTGCTGACACTATCTATGGTGTTAAAGCCTTGCGTACAAACGCTACCAGCTCTGCTGCTAACGCTTCTGGCGCATTTGCTTTGGCAGTTCCAGCCTAATTGTTGCCACTTTCCCCTCGCCTTCGGGTGGGGGGATTTTTTCTTAATCTAGGAGGAATTTATTATGGCAACCGCATCAGCAGTAGTATCTCGTCGTGGTAACGATCAGTTCCGTGGCTTGTTCAGCGATACATGGGCAGTCACAGCAACTTTGAACGCAGGTTCATTGGTTGATGGCGCTGGCGAAACAGACGACATTACAGTCCCTGGCGTAGCCTTGGGCGATATGGTTCTGGGTGCATCTTTGGGTGTGGATTTGGTAGGTTTGATTGTGTCAGGATATGTTTCTGCCGCAGATACTGTCAAGTTCCGTATTCAGAATGAATCTGGTTCAACAGCAGACTTGGCTTCAACAACAATGCGTATTGTTATTGCTCGCATGGTCTAATAAAAGGGGGCTAATAACCCCCTTTTTAATGGAGTTCTTATGGCAACCTTTAAGTGTTTAACAAGTGGACAGACAGTCACTTTTACCTATCAACATGACATTGACTCAATGAAGGGTCATCAAGGTTATGTGAGAATAGACACAGAAGAAGTTGTCGAAACTCAAGAAAAACCTTTGGAGTTCACAGCTCCACCCAAGAAAATGGGTCGTCCCAAGAAGGTAGTTGAAAATGTCTGAGATTGATCCACGAGAATTCGGTAAATTGGAAGCCCAAGTTGAGGCGCTTCAGTTAGAAGTTCACGCACTTCGCCAAGATATTAAAGCGCTTTTAGAGATGGCTAATCGGTCTAAAGGTGGTTTCTTTGTAGGTATGGCTATCGCTTCTGTCGTAGGCGGTATCATTTCTTTTGTTGCAACCAAACTTATAAGGTGATCTTATGTACGGAAAAACCAAAATGACTAGCGCCAAAATGCCTAAGAAGGAAAAGAAGGCTATGCCATTGGCAATAATGATTGCTGTTGGTAAACCTATGCCAAAACGTGGTGAGCGTACTGCCAAGAACATGGCAAAGAAAGCCAAGAAATGAAAAAGACCAAAGCAGAGGCCAAGATCAGCAAAGTCATGCGTGAGTATAAAGCAGGAACTCTGCACTCTGGCAAGGGTGGCGCTGTTGTTAAAAAGCCTAAACAAGCCATTGCCATTGCTTTGTCTGAGGCAGGCATGAGCAAACCAAGGAAGAAGAAATGAAACAAGGTTTGTACGCTAACATTCATGCCAAACAAGAGCGAATTAAAGCTGGTTCTGGCGAAAAGATGCGCAAGGTAGGTTCTAAAGGCGCTCCTACTGAGGCGGCATTTAAGGCTGCGGCTAAGACTGCAAAAAAACCTAAAAAGGTGAAGTAATGAAATCTCCAGTTTGGCAAACAAAAGCAGGAAAAAACCCAAAAGGGGGCTTGAATGCCAAAGGAAGAGCATCGTATAATGCAGAAACTGGTGGCAATCTAAAGGCTCCAGTGAAGTCGGGAGATAACCCTCGTAGGGCATCCTTTTTAGCACGAATGGGCAATATGCCTGGCGCTGAGATGAAAGATGGGAAGCCTACCCGACTCCTTCTATCTCTTAGAGCTTGGGGTGCATCGTCCAAGGAAGACGCTAAAGCAAAGGCTAAAGCGATCTCTAAGAGGAATAAGAAGTGAGAGCAGTATCCGTTGGAGTTGAACCCACAGCCGCTACGCTGACCACTGTTTACACAGTGCCAACGGGATATTACGCCCTCTTCAATCTCTTGTACGCCCACAATGCTTCTGGGTCTACCAAGCACTTCACGGCTCAATGGTATGATGCAAGTACGACTGCTTCTTACGATATTTTGTTTGAGTACTCTTTGACAGCAAAAGAATACTTGAAGTTTGATGGCGGTGCTTATATTGTGTTGGAAGAAGGCGATCAGATTCGTGTGAATACTGAAGCTGGAAGTTCCTATACTTTTATTTGCACATTTGAGATTAATGGGGCACAACGATCATGACCTACTTAGAATTAGTTAACGATGTGCTTGTGCGTTTGCGTGAGAGTACTGTTTCTACTGTTGGTGAAACAACATATTCCTCTTTAATTGGCAAGTTTGTCAATGATGCCAAGCGCCAAATTGAGGATTCCTACACTTGGAACTGCCTCTCACAAACAGTAACAGTAACTACTACTGGCGGCACACATTCTTATCCTTTAACTGGTGTTGGTCAAAAGTTCCGTGTGATGGACTCCTTGAACACAACTAGCAATGTTGTAATGGGTGATGTTCCTTTCACAAGCATGAATCGCAAATTGAACTTTGTGACTCCAGTTCAAGGAATTCCATCTGAATACTGCTTCAATGGCGTAGATTCTAGTGGCGACACAAAGATTGATTTGTACCCAATTCCTGATGGCGTTTACACAATATTGTTTGATGTAATTGTTCCTCAAGCAGCATTGTCTTCTGACTCAACAACTGTGAAGGTCTTGGACTACTTGGTGACGCAGAGTGCCTATGCCCGTGCTTTGATTGAGCGTGGTGAGGATGGCGGCACATCTAGTTCAGAGGCTTATGCTTTGTTCAGGGGTATGTTGTCTGATGCAATTGCAACAGAGAGTACTCGTTATCCTGAAGAATCTAACTTTGAGGCAGTCTAATGGCATCTCCATTACAAAGTTATAGTCTTTCAGCACCAGGCTTTTATGGCCTGAATACTGAAGATTCACCCCTTGATTTGGGTGCTGGCTTTGCTTTGGTTGCTACTAACTGCATCTTGGATCAGTATGGTCGTATTGGTGCTAGAAAAGGTTGGTCAAAAGTTAATCCATCTTCTGGAAACCTTGGTGCTAACGATGTTGGTGTGATCCATGAGTTGGTTCAGATTGACGGCACATTAACTGTGTTATTTGCTGGCAACAATAAGATTTTCAAACTTGGTGCGGCAAATGCGGTGACTGAGTTGACCTATGGGGGTGGTGGCACTGCTCCTACTATTACTGCAAGTAACTGGCAATGTGCTTCTCTTAATGGGATTGCTTACTTTTTCCAGAGTGGTCACGATGCTTTGATCTATGATCCTGCTGTAAGTACTACTACTTATCGTAGAGTTTCTGAGAAATCAGGCTCTGTTGGTACTGTTCCACAAGCAAACATCTGTATTTCTGCTTTTGGTCGTCTGTGGGTGGCTAATACAGCCTCAGATAAGGTCACAGTGAGCTTTTCTGACCTGATTGCAGGTCATGTATGGTCTGGCGGCACTTCAGGCTCTCTGGACGTTTCTCGTGTGTGGCCTAATGGTGCTGATGAAGTGATGGGTTTGGCTGCTCACAATGACTTCTTGTTTATCTTTGGTAAACGACAGATTCTTGTTTATTCAGGTGCTTCTACCCCTGCGGGGATCGTTCTGAGCGACACAGTAGGTTCTATTGGTTGTATTGCAAGAGATTCAATTCAAAGCATTGGTTCTGATGTTGTTTTCTTGTCAGACTCAGGTGTTCGTTCATTGATGAGGACTATTCAAGAGAAGTCTGCTCCATTGCGTGACCTCTCAAAGAATGTTCGTTTTGACCTGAATTCATCATTAGCAAGCGAAACACTGGCAAACATCAAGTCTGTTTACTCAGAAAAAGAAGCGTTTTACCTGCTTGTTTTGCCTGCAACATTCCAAGTTTATTGCTTTGATACCAAGCAAACTTTGCAAGATGGCTCATCTCGTGTGACCAAATGGGATTCAATTGCCCCAACTTGCTTGAAATCACTTAGAAATGGTGATTTGTACATTGGAAAGAATGGATACATTGGTAAGTACGATACTTACCTTGATGACACAGCAACTTATCGCTTTGCTTATTACACAAACAATGCTGACTTGGGCAATCCTAACCAGATTTCCATTCTAAAAGCTGTTACAGCCATTGTGATTGGTGGCTCTAATCAGTATTTGACGATCAACTGGGGTTTTGATTACTCAGGTGCTTATCGTGCAGAGAATATCTACATTCCTTCACAGACAAGTTATGAGTATGGCACTGCTGAATACAACATTGCTGAGTACACAAGTGGTGTCCCAATTAAGACGCTAACAGCGAATGCTTCTGGCTTTGGAAAGATTGTCCAGACTGGGTATGAAACTACCATTAACGGGGTTTCATTTTCTCTACAAAAGATTGAAATTCAAGCCAAAGATGGCAAAATGGGCTAAGGAGAATTATCTTGTCTGCTTTGCTTAATCTTGTAAAAACATCTAAGGTTTGCTGTCATTGCAAAGAGGATAAGCCTTTTTCTGACTATACAAAAAATAGGTCATCAAAAGATGGTTTGCAATATAGATGCAGACCTTGTGATCTTATTTATCAAACAAAGCGTAGAGCCGAAAACTACGCAGAAAGTTTAGAGTACAGCAGAAATTATCAGCGTAATCGTAGACAAAACTATGATTACAGATTGCAAATGCTTATTAACTCATCAAAGCAACGAGCAAAGAATAAAAACAGAGAGCATTCGATTACTGTTGAAGACATTAAAGCAATTTATCCAATAGATGGATGTTGCCCAATTTTCGGCATGAAATTAGAGTTTAACCAAGCAGGATTCAGAGAAAATAGCCCTAGCATTGACAGAATAGACTCGACTAAAGGATATACACGAGATAACATTCAAATTATCTCTTGGAAAGCAAACCGAATAAAAGGTTACGCTACTGTCGAAGAACTTGAAATGTTAGTTGCGTACCTGAAAAACGGAGAATGATATGAGCCAATACACAAAGACCACAAACTTTGCATCAAAAGACAATCTGTCACCTGGCAATCCTCTAAAGATTGTCAAGGGTACTGAGATTGATACAGAGTTCAATAATATTGCCACTGCTGTAGCAACCAAGACAGACAATGCTTCTGCCAATATTACTGGTGGTTCAATCACTGGTATTACAGACTTAGCAATTGCTGATGGTGGTACAGGTGCTTCTACAGCTAATGCTGCTTTGAATAACCTTTTGCCAAGCCAAGCATCCGCTTCTGGTAAGTATTTGAAGAGCAATGGTACTGATGCCTCATGGGATGCTTTGGATATCTCTACTGCCGACATCACAGGCACTCTTCCTGTTGCTAATGGTGGTACTGGTGTGACTTCTTCGACTGGTACAGGCTCTGTTGTTCTGTCAAACAGTCCTACTTTGGTGACTCCCGCCTTGGGAACTCCATCTTCTGGTACAGCTACTAACCTAACAGGTCTGCCGATCTCAACAGGTGTTTCAGGTCTTGGTACTGGTGTAGCGACATTCTTGGGTACTCCTTCAAGTGCTAATCTTGCTTCTGCCGTAACAGATGAAACTGGTTCTGGTGCTTTGGTGTTTGCCAATAGCCCAACATTGGTTACTCCTGCTTTGGGTACACCATCATCTGCTACTTTGACAAATGCTACTGGTTTGCCAATCAGTACTGGTGTAAGTGGTTTGGGTACGGGGGTGGCTTCTTTCTTGGCTACTCCTAGTTCAGCAAACTTGGCTACTGCCGTATCTGATGAAACAGGTAGCGGTGCGCTAGTATTTGCCAATTCACCTACTCTCGTTACTCCTGCTCTTGGTACACCCTCTAGCGCCACTTTAACGAACGCTACAGGGCTTCCAATTGCTACTGGTGTGTCAGGTCTAGGAACAGGTGTTGCAACGGCTCTAGCGGTTAATGTAGGCTCTTCTGGTGCTCCTGTGGTTAATGGTGGTGTGCTTGGTACTCCATCAAGCGGTACAGCAACTAATTTGACTGGTTTGCCAATTGCAACTGGCGTATCTGGTTTGGGTACTGGCGTTGCTACAGCCTTGGCTGTGAATGTTGGTTCTGCGGGTGCGGCTGTTGTAAATGGTGGTGCTTTGGGTACACCTTCTAGCGGTACTGCTACTAACCTGACAGGCTTGCCTTTGTCAACTGGTGTGACAGGCACCTTGCCTGTTGCCAATGGTGGTACAGGACAGACTTCTTACACAGATGGTCAACTGTTGATTGGTAACTCTACTGGTAATACCCTGACCAAAGCCACCTTGACAGCAGGAACTGGTATTAGCGTTACAAATGCGGGTGGCTCAATCACTATTGCTGCAACTGGTGGCGGTGGATCAGGCGATGTAGTCGGCCCAGCTTCTGCAACCGACAATGCTTTCACTCGCTTTGATGGCACTACAGGTAAGTTGATTCAGAACTCTACTGGTGCGACATTGAGCGATACTGGTGGTGCTACTTTCACAGGTTCTGTTGATGTTGCAGGTACTTCTACAGCAGGTTCTAACATCAAGCTGTATGAAGATACTGACAATGGTACTAACTATGTGTCATTCAAAGCACCAGACACCATTGCTGCCAATGTAACTTGGACACTTCCAAGTGCTGATGGTACTAGCAATCAGGTATTGACTACAAATGGTACTGGAACTTTGTCTTGGTCTACTGCTAGTGGCTCAAGCCAATGGACAACTAGCGGTTCTGATATTTATTACACGACAGGCAAAGTTACTATAGGGGCTACATCCACGTCATTGCAAGGCGCGTGGGTTGGTACAAACTCAGGCGCATCGGTTAATTTTGGCTTTAGAAATAATGCTACCGCTACGAACACCACGGCATCATTACAGTTACAGACATGGACAAGCGATGGCACTCAAGCTGGTCTTACCGCAATTTCTGCCGTCAAAGATAGCTCTACTTATGGAACTAATTTAATTTTTTATACAACTACTGGTTCTGGCGGCACTACAACTGAAGCAATGCGCATGAACAATGCGCAAGGAATACAAGCTGCAAACTCAATTTCTGTTGGTGCAGCTACCCCATCATCAAGCGGTGCAGGCATCACATTCCCCGCAACTCAATCAGCATCATCAGACGCTAATACGCTAGATGACTATGAAGAAGGAAGCTGGACTCCGAGTTTAGGTGGGGACACCACTTACAGCACACGAGGTGGCGCTTACACAAAAATTGGCAACGTGGTTACTGTTTGGTTCAACATGGGTGTATCTACCTTGGGAACAGGAAGCTCTCAGTTCATTTCAAACTTACCATTTCCATTCGATTCTTATGCCGCACCAGCAGGCAGTATTTCTGTCACCGATAACGTGGCTGTAAATTTTTATATGATCACTTTAGCAATGGGATGGGGAACTTCAACGCAAATAGGATTTGGAACACAAACTGCATTGGATGGAACTACGGGAGTAGCAAACGCATCTGTTTTTCAAAATAACACTCGAATAGACGGGACTATTACTTATAGAACCTCAACGTAATCAATCTATTCCAAATCGTAAACATATTTTTGCAAGGAACACATTTATGTCACTCACCAAACAAACCACAATTGATCAAATCACAGTCACAGAGGAAGGCGTTGTTCTCTATCGTGAAGCCACACGCATCCTTGAGGATGGAGTGGAAATCAGCAAGAAGTATCACCGATCAAGTCTGATGCCCGCACAAGATTTAACAGGCGTTCCCGCTAATGTCGTTGCAATCTGCAATGCGGCTTGGACGACTGAGGTAGTTGCGGCTTATCAAGCGGCACAGGCTGCGGCTGAAGCGGCTCGTAACGCTTAAAGGAAAATAGTCATGGCAACACAATCAGAAATCAATGCGGCATTGGGGTTGCCTCCTGGTATCAATCCAGATGGCTCTTGGAATGCTCAAGACTACATGGCTCGTAGAGTTGCAGGACAAGTTGATACTCAGGCCCAAGTAGATGCGGCTCGTGCTGCGGCTCGTGCTGAACTGATGGCGGCTCCTGGTCAATATGTCACCGATGCTTCTGGTCGCCAAGTTTCTCTGACTGCTTATAAGCCTGATTTCGATCCTAACAACATCACAACTCAAACCTATCTTGGTGAGTTGGCTGCGGCTGGTGGACAAGACTCTACCTCAAGTTTATTTAACCAAACTGTTACACCTGCACAATTAGCGGCTAATGCTGCGGCATGGGCTACTGAAAAGGCTCGTCTTGAAGAGATTGATCGACAAGCGGCTTTGGCTCAACAAGCAGATCAAGGAAAGACTATGGCTTCTGCAACAAAAGCAAACCCAAGCGCATTACCTGCTGGCTTTTTAGAAGGTCTAGCGGCAATGCCAAACATTAGTGACCAACAGATTGTTGCGGCTATGAAAGCGGCTAATGTTTCTCCAAAGAACTTAGCTGATGGACTAGGAATTACTGAGGGTGAAATTGCGGCTCGTGTAGCGGCTACTGTGCCTCAAGGTCAATCAATCCAACTTGGCGACACTATTGTTCAACCTCAATATCAAGTAACTGGCTCTGGTGAAAATCAGCAAGTTGGCCCAATTGAGAACGTGTTTACATACAGGGCAAGCGATAACAAGGTTGGTGGTGGCTATACGCAATATGCGGCAGATGGTTCTTTAGAGCGAACTGGTACGCAAATGAAAGTCAATGCTACTCAAGACTTTTTAAAGTTTGCAGCTCTTGCAGGCGCTATGTTTGGTGGTGCGGCTTTAGCAGGCATTGGTGAAGGTGCGGCTGCCACTACAGCGGCAGGAACAACTACAGGAACAGGTTTGCTCACAGGTGGTGCAGGTACAGCGGCAGGAACATCTCTTGGAACAGGTTTAACAGCAGGCAGCAGTCTTTCTGGTTTAACGGCAGGTAGCTCTCTTTCTGGTCTAACTACAGGAGCAGGAGCATTGACTGGTGCTAATACATTGCTTGGCGGTGCAACACTTGGTTCTACATTGGGTGGGCTAACAACTGGAGTTGGTGCAGGTGCATTGACTGCGGGGGCTTTAACTGGTGCATCAACTTTAGGAAGTGGCGCTCTTACTGCTTCTCAATTGGGTTCTCTGGTTTCAGGTGGCTTGACATTGGGTGGAGGTCTTCTCCAACAGCAAACATCTCGTGAAGCGGCTCAAGCTGCTCAACAAAGAATTGATGCTGAAACTGCTGCTGCCAAACAAGCGGCTCAGTTCCGTCCTGTTGGCATGACAACACGATTCGGTACTTCCGAGTTCAAAGTTGATCCTGTAACTGGTCAAATCACTAGTGCGGGTTACACATTGAGTCCTGGTGCTTTAGAGGCACAAAATCGTTTGGTTGCTTTGGGTAATCAAGGATTGGCTCAAGCAGAAGCGGCACAACAACAGTTTGCTCCTTTGCAGACAGGTGCTCAGAACTTGTTTAACTTGGGTAATCAATACATTGCTCAATCTCCAGAACAAGTTGCTCAAAACTATCTGAATCAACAGATGGCTTTGTTGCAACCTAGCCGTGAGTTGGAGTTGGCAAACCTGCAAAACAAACTGCAACAACAAGGTCGTGGCGGTTTATCTGTTGCTCAAGGTGGTAACTTGGGTGCTACTACTCCTGAATTACAGGCATTGTTTAACGCTCGTGCGCAACAAGAGGCTCAATTGGCGGCTCAAGCTCAACAAGCTGGTCAACAACAAGTTGCATTTGGTGCGGGACTCTTGGGTACTGGTGCGCAGACTATGGGCCAGTACTATGCAGGTCAACAAGCCGCATATGCGCCTTATACAACCGCTTTGGGACAAGTACAAGCCTTGGAGACTGCTGCTCAACAACCCTTTACGATGGGTGTTGGATTGGGTCAAACTGCCGCACAAGCAGGCGCTAATGTTGGTCAACTTGGTTTGAAGGGTGCTGGACTAAGTACTGCTTTGGCTACTGGTGAAGCGGCTACAAACAATCCTTATGCTTCATTGTTGTCTGGATTGGGTGGTTCTAATACATTTGGTACTGCCGCAGGCAATCTTTTGGGTGGTTTATTTGGAATGAATGCACCAGTAAACGCTTTAAGTTCAGCCGCTTATGGACCAGGCAATGCTGGTTTCCAAAATATGCTCAACGACATTTACGGATAAGGAAATATCATGGCAGAAAGTATGATTGGAAGCCTCTTCGGTCTAAGCCCAGAGATGTATGGTGAGCAACAACGAGTTGGTGCAATGAATGAGGGTATTGCACTGGCAAACCTAAATCCTGCTGCTCGTGGTGCGGCAATGACCTATGCGGGCGCTAAAGGACTTGGTGGTGCTATTGCAGGCGCTATGGGTGTTCAAGACCCACAACTACAGATGATTAGTGCTAGGAAGGCTATTCTTGGACAGATTGACCAAACAAACCCTGAGTCTTTGATTAAAGGAGCGCAAACCCTTGCTCAAATGGGCGACCAACAAGGTGCTTTTGCTTTAGCTGACTATGCTCGTAAGGCTCAGAGTGAAATTGCTCAAGCACAACAGCGTTTGGCAGCGGGTCAAGCATCATTGGCTGCGGCTACTCGTGAAAAACAACAGGCTATTCCTAAAGAGATTTTGATTTCTGATCGCATAGCACAACTAAATAAAGCTCTTGATAATCTTAATAAAATGGATGTGTCTCCAGAAAGAGATACAGAAATAAACACAGTAAGTAGAGCAATTAAAGCACTTGAACAACAACTTCCAAAAGAAGCAAAAGACAAACTTTCTGCTTTTGGTCAAACTCTTGAAGAAGCAGGTTTAACACCAGGCACTGAACCATTCCAAAAGCGTATGCTTGAGTATGCAACCAAGAAAATTGAGGGAGTTGGCAAAGGCACTGGCAATGTCACTATTGGCGGCATTAACCTTGATACAGGAACTGCGGCTAAAGAGGCTTCAAAATTAATTGGTCAAAATGTAGCCAATATTGAAACTCAGTTCTCTCTAAAGACTGCTTTTGATGACGCCATTAAGTTAGTCAACCAAGGCATTTACGCAGGTGCTTATGGCCCTGAAAAACAGTTTGTAGCTAAGTTTACAGGTATTGGTAGCCCTCAAAAGGTTGAAAATACTGAAGTATTTATGTCAAACATTGGTGAGATTGTTATTCCTAGACTGCAACAGTTTGGTGGTAATGACTCTAATGAAGAGCTTAAATACTTGCAAAAGGTTGTTGCTGGTGAACTTCGCATGGAGCCAAAAGCAATGTTGCGAGTTCTTGAAAGTGCAGAACGCAAGACAAGAAACAACATTGAGCGTTTACAAAAGCAAGCCTCAGGCAAACCAGGTGAAGCACTGCCAATAACACCAATGAATGCCCCTCTTGGTTCACCACAAAATCCAATCAAGTTGAAGGATAAGTAATATGGCTACCATTTACGAATACAAAGGCGTTTCTTATGAGTTGCCTGATGGCTTGAGTCAGGATGAGGCTTTATCACGAATCAAGAGTTCGTTGGAGCCAACACCTCAACCAGATGCAAACGCGCCTTCCTCGGGCTTTTTGATGGGTTTAAAAGACCCTATCAGCGCTGGTGCACAGATGCTTCCTCGCGCTTTGGGTTATGCGGCTAGTCTAGGCGGCACAAAACCTAATTCTTTGAGCGAACTTCTTTATAAAGAAGCACAACGTGTCAATAAAATGGTTCAATCTGAAGAGCAAGCCTATCAAGCAAAACGTGAAAAAGCTGGCGAGTCTGGTTTTGATGTGGCTCGTTTGGGTGGAAATATCCTAAACCCTGCCAGTATTGTTCCTGCTACTCGTGCGGCTCAATTAGCTCGTGGTGCTGGTGTCAATATGTTGGGACAAACTGTTGCTGCTGGCGCTGTTGGAGGGGCTTTGCAACCTGTTGTTCAGGGTGATAACTTTGCTGAACAAAAGGTAGAGCAAGTTGGTTTAGGCGCGGTTACTGCTCCTATTGGAGAAAAGCTTGTCAAGGGTGTTTCTCGTGCAATGAACCCATTGGTTTCTAAGGCAGAGCAAACAATGCGTGACCTTGGAATTACACCTACTACTGGTCAAACCCTTGGTGGACAATTTAAAACTATTGAAGAGTTTGCACAAAACTTACCTTTGATTGGATCGAGTATTGAAAACGCTAGACAGAGAGTTTTGTTTGACTTCAATAAAGGCGTAATCAATAAAGCTTTACAAAAGGTTGACGACAAATTGCCTGCTGATGTTGTTGGTCGTGATGCAATTGCTTATGCTTCTGATGAAGTGTCTAAAAAGTATGACGATGTGTTGTCCAAAATGGAGTTTGACTTAGATTTTGCAACCACAAGCAACATTCTTGGTGCTTTAAGCAAAGCTAAGAGTCTGTCACCAGATCAGAGAAAACAAATTACAGACACATTGAATGATGTTGTGTTTGGCAAGTTTGCAGGACAAAAGATTGATGGGCAAACATACAAAGGTATTGAGTCTGATTTGCGTAAAAAAGCAAGTAACTATGCAAATAGTGCCACCGCTTCAGAGCGTGAAGTTGGAGAGGCTTTAACCGATGTTCTTGGCGCTATTAAAAAAGAACTGTATTTCCAAAATCCCAAGCAGACATCTAAGTTGCGTCGAATAGACAGTGCTTATAGTGATTTGTCTGTTATCAATGTGGCAGCGGCTAACTCTGGTGCAGATAATGGTGTGTTTACACCAAAACAGTTCTCTACTGCTGTTAGACAACAAGACCAAACAAGACGAAAGACATCATTTGCCAAAGGTCGTGCAAAAGGTCAGGAAATCTCTGATGCGGCAGTACAAGTTCTTGGAGACACAGCACGCTCAACCTTAGAGGGTCGTATTGCGGCATCTACTGTTGGTGGACTGGGGTTGTTGTCACAGCCACAGGTAGCCATTCCAGCGATTGTTTCTGTTCCTCCTGCTTACAGTCAAAGCGGTCAAGCTGCAATTGATATGTTGTTGCGTCAACGCCCAGATTTGGTAAAACGCATGGGAGGTTTGCTTTCTCAGCAAGCGGCTCCAATTGGCGGAGTAGCAGTTCCTGCCGCTGTTGGTCAGTACAACCTTTCTGAAAGAATGGGACAGTAATGAAAGACTGGCTGTTAGCTACTGTAGCGGCAGCCATTGTCACAATCTTTGTGATATTTTGTAGTATTGTTATCGTTTGGGCATTTCCGTGATCGCCTTTCTCTTGGCGGCAACCATAGAGTACCGATGTATTAAGTGGACTTGGACTGGTGATGTTTACAACCGAAGGGTTGTGTGCATTAAGTGGGAGAAGAGAAAATGATCATTGATCCAATCGCTGCGTTAGATGGCCTACAAAAAGCCATCAGCATGGTTAAAAAGGCTAGTAAGGTAGCCAATGATATAGGCGGTCTTGCCCCAATGATTGGCAAGATGTTTGACGCTAAGAGTCAAGCAACTAAAGCCATGCTTGAAGCCAAGAGAGAGAAAAAAGGCTCAAACATGGGTGCTGCTCTACAGATTGAGATGGCACTAGAGCAAGCCAGAGCCTTTGAGGAAGAGTTAAAGATGCTCTTCATGCAGACTGGCAAGATTGATGTCTGGAACAAGATTAAGGCTCGTCAGGCAGAGATGGACAGGGATGATGCCAAGGAGATTGCTGCACTCAAGGCTATGGAAAAAAAACAGAAACAAGCCGAGCAAGAGCAGTTGGAGATGGCACTAATTATTGGAGGAGTAGCGTTCGTTCTACTTCTCGTTGGTATCGGCATAAATGAAATGATGGATTTCTGTGCAACTACCAAGCGGTGTGGTCGGTGAATGAGTACCAAAAGCAATTTGACCTGTTTCTCAAAGTTTTCGTGCGCTTTTGCGTTGCTTGGTATGTCGTTGGCTTCCTCCGCTTCCTGCCTGATGATTTGTCCAATAAGATAGTAGCTAAACTTCTGGGGATGGTTGGATTATGAAAGTCACGACTTATGCGCAGAATGCAAGGATGCTATGGGAGGCTCATAGGGTGATCCACCAACAGAATATGCAAAGGTTGGCGGAGTTAAATCGCCAAGCCGACCAACAAAAGAAAGCCTATGAGATTAAGACTCATTGGGTAAAAGTTAACCAAGTGGATGTGATGGCATGAGATATTTACTATTGTTATCAGCACTACTTCTAGGTGGTTGCCTAGAGGACAGGTACAGGTACTTTTGCCAAAATCCTGACAACTTTCATGCTGAACAATGCCAAAAACCTAAATGCCTGTTTACACAGATGTGCCCAGAATACTTGGTAGCGCCCATTCTGGAGAAAAAAGTAAGTGATGTTCAACCAACACAGGAAGCCCCCAAATGAAAGTTTCTGAGGTTAAAAGCACTGAAGAGCTTATTGAGCTAATCAAGGTTTGCGGATGGCTGTTTGCTGTTGTTGTGGTGATGCTTGTTTTTGGTTTAACAGTATTTGCCATGCTCTACTCTGTGATATTTGTGACACAACCAATTAAGTCAATGGCGCCCATTGACCAAGCTTTTACCAAACTCTTAAATGACGTTGTTTTGTTGTTGGTCGGCAGTATCAGCACACTTATAGGGATGTTTGCCATCAACAAAGGGGCTAAATCGCTCGTAGAGAGGATGAATCCTACTCCTCCGATGCAACCTATGTGCGCACCTCAACAAGGCTTCCAAGGCGGTTATCCAGTAAGTTCTTCCTACGCACCTCCACAATCGGCTTATGGCCTGCCAAGCCAACCATTTGGTGCTATGCCTGTTTGGAAGAACCCAGAACTAGATGAATCATGGACACCTGGTCCACCACCAACAACCCCACCAGACCACTTGGAAGACGACAATGATCGTGTCGAATTGGCTGTTGCTCGTCAGGAGTCTGAATAATGCTACCTATACCTTTGCCTTGGTTAATTGTTGGTGTTCTGGTATCTCTCTTTGGTACATACCGAGTTGGACATCACTATGGATGGCTAGAACGTGATAACGACATGAAGATAGCCATTGCTAAAAAGAATGATGAAGCTCGCCAGATCGAGCGCAACATGACTGAGAAACTTAACCAACAATCTGCCAAACTTCAGGAGGCTAACGATGCTATCAACAAAAAGACTACTGCTCTTGCTGCTGCCAATCGTGCTGGCAAGTTGCGCCTCTGCCCCGCAAGTAACGTATCAACCCCCACAAATACCGCCTCTACCAGCCCAAATACAGAAGCAACCAGTCAATCTGACAGACAGACTAATGAACCTTCTGACGCAGAAAGAGCAACCATCGAAGCCATCGCAGAAATAGTCGCCCAAGGGGATAAAAATACTGCCGCTTTAAATGCTTGTGTGGACTCGTACAACCAGATGAGAGATTTACTAAATGTCGGTAAATAAAGACCAACTTATACAACTTCATATCGACCCTGTTTGGGAGGGGCCGTTGAATGTTACCTTTGAGCGTTTTGACATCTCTACGCCTTTTCGCCAAGCGGCCTTCATTGGTCAGGCAGGGCATGAGAGTGGCAACTTTAAGATGTTGGAGGAGAACCTTCGATATAGGGCTGAAACTTTGATGAAGGTTTGGCCTAAACGTTTTCCTACCTTAGAGTTTGCCAAACAATATGAGAAAGACGCAAAGAAGATCGCCAACTCTGTTTACGCTAATCGTATGGGCAACAGGGATGAGGCTTCTGGGGATGGGTATCGTTTCCGAGGCAGGGGACTTTTTCAGCTAACTGGTCATGCAGGGTACTATCACGCAGGACAAGCCTTGGGTGAGGATTTTGTGATGCAACCTGAACTTGTAGCTACACCTATGTACGCTGCCTTAACTGCGGGCTGGTTTTGGAACACCCATAAGCTCAACCAATATGCTGATTCTCGTGACTACAAGATGATGACCAAGAAGATCAATGGTGGATTTATTGGTTTGGCAGACAGAGAAAAGCATATAAATCATGCACTTGCGGTATTAACTTAAAAAAACAGTCACATTTGTTGACTATGGTGCTGTAATGCCTAACATACCCACCCCAAAAGACGTTGAAATCTTTGCTCAGTCAATCAAAAAGTGGCAAGAAGTATTGTCACTTGGTGATTGGAGGATTGAGAAGGGCATGAAGCCTGCCAAACAAGCAATGGCTTCTGTTGAGTTCAACGATGTTGCGAGACTGGCTACCTATCGATTGGGTGATTTTGGTGCTGAGAAAATCACACCAGAGAGCCTAGATAAGACTGCTTTGCATGAGTGTTTGCACATCTTTTTGCATGATTTGTTAATCGTTGCTCAGGATGCAAAGTCTTCTGAAGATGATGTATCCATGCAAGAACACAGGATTGTCAATCTGCTAGAAAACTTGCTTACTAAGGATTCAAATGGGTGCTCATAACGAATCGTGTTCAGATGTTGAATTTATCAAGCTGTGGGGTGAACTCCAATCAGCGGCAAAAATTGCTGAACATTTTGATATTGCAATCAGGGCAGTTTATCAACGTAGAAGGTGGATTGAAGAACACTATAAGATCAAATTAGGTGCTTCTGACCATAGAGGTGCTAAATATGACCTTAACAGACCAAAATCCTTTTCTCCTTTAAAACAGATAAACCTTGGCATAGAGGATGGCGTTGTTCTGGTGTTCTCTGATGCTCACTTCATACCTGGTCAACGTTCTACAGCCTTTAAAGGGCTTTTATGGGCTATCCAAGAGTTCAAACCTAAAGCGGTGATATGTAATGGTGATGCGTTTGATGGTGCGTCTATATCTCGCCATGATTCCTCTGAATACCAAACTTCTGTTATTCAGGAGTTAAAGGCTTGTCAGGCAATGTTAGGTGAGATTGAGGAAGCAGCAAAAGCAGAGCGACACAATGTAAAGCTAGTGTTTACATTTGGTAATCACGATTCTCGGTTTGCTACTAAGTTGGCTAACCATGCCCCGCAGTTCAAAGAAGTTCATGGCTTTAAGCTAGAAGACCATATCCCAGATTGGGACTTCTGTTGGGCTTGTTGGCCAACCGAGAAAGTTATTGTGAAGCACCGATACAAGGGTGGTATTCACGCAACACATAACAATACTGTTAACGCTGGTGTGTCTATCGTTACTGGACACTTGCACTCACTCAAGGTTACACCTTTCTCTGACTACAACGGCAATCGTTATGGTGTTGATACAGGAACACTTGCAGAAACTGATGGCCCACAGTTCACTTATGGTGAGTTAAATCCAAGCAATCACAGGTCAGGCTTTGCGGTGCTGACCTTTTTTAATGGTCAATTGTTATGGCCTGAATTAGTCCACAAGTTTGATGAAAACATGGTGGAGTTCCGTGGTGAAGTCATTGATGTGAGTTTATTTTGAGTGCTTGGTTAATTATTCTCACAGGGGCAATCTATGCCTACATAGCTGGTGAACAGCTTTGGAAAGACAACCCACACATGGCAATTGTATACGCAGGGTACGCATTTTCAAATGTGGGTCTTTACTTACTTGCTAAGTAGCGTCTTTAACGAACAATCCGTTTGGTAAAAGCGTACCCCTACGATTCTTGATCTGATCGTATGCAATTTCCATACAGTCTACCAAATTTATGTCTTGAAGAGCACAGTAATTAACCAGGCAGACCATGACATCACCAACAGAATCCATAATAACTTCCTTGTCTTTCTTAATGGTCGCATCTGCTAGTTCTCCCATTTCTGACATTGCTTTGAGAAGCTGAACTTCTGGTGTGCTGTTGGGGATAATCTTACGAGCCTCTGCCCATTGAATTATCTTAATCTCTACTGCTGCGTAACTCATCTAACTCTCCTTAAAGGTTCTTGATACTTTTCTGGTGGTGGTGCTGTCATCTTTTCCGAAGGAGGAGTCCATCCGTACTTTCTCCATATTGCTTGAACATCGGAACCTGATGACCATTTGAAATCCTTGTTTGGCACAGAGGGATAACTAATCTTTGAATAAGGTGGTTTTTCAATCATTTTGCTTGCATCAATCTTTGTTTACGACCAGAGCGACCTACTTTGACGCCCACGATTTCAATGAATCCTTTGTCTAACAGGGATTTGTATCTTGCTGTTATTGAGGAATATGGGTACTGCGGGAACAACTCTAAGACTTGATCTGAAATACAACCTTCAGGAAAGCCTTTAATAGCCTCGTAGACCATTTGTTCGAGCTTGGTGGTGTCAACTACTTGAGCCGCTTCGTGACTCGTTGTAGGGTCTTCTTTTCGTACCAACTTAAATGCTGGTGTACCAAAGAATCTGTCCATTGACTGCTTCATGTTGCCAAAAATATCATTCATCATTCACTCCTGTTGCTTTGTTGATGGCGGCAATTGCCTTTTTCCCGACATCTTGGTCTTCAAGGCTCCAAAAGCCAGCGTCACCTGAATCAGCAAGGGACTTGTAATCGGCAAATAATTCTTGTAGTGCCTCTAGCAAATCAGGAGCAGCACAGATCAGTCTTACATCTGCTTCGTTGCGGAATACATAGTACTCATCGCAACCAACAACTTCCTCGCCATCAGCGCCATAGATGGTTGGATTGCCACAAAATCCACTACCTCTGTAATCAAATGGCACTTCTGTTCTTTCAAACCCATTTTCTCTTGCATCAGCGGCAAAGTGCCATGGGCCTTTTGTATGTTTATTCATCATTCACTCCTATCATTATTAAAAGGTGGGCTACTAACGTTCGTCCGCTATTTCTAGCCGCTTTCGCCCGTATTGGTGAAACCTAATCGCTGCGTCTGTGTTGCATCCACCGAGAACTCCCAGTAGCACAGCATCCGCTTTCGGTTTCGTAAACTTAATAATCCATTGCTTGACGAATATCTCGTATGCGCATCTTTAGCAATGGTGCAAGGTCTTCTTTGCTTTGTTTTAACCTAACAAGTTCAGCTTCGTAATAACGAATCTTCTCGTCAATGTTGTCTTCTACTGTTGGGTTGTGGTCAATACGTTGAGCACCAAGTATTGCTCGTTTTTCTTGTACTGCATATGCCTCGTTCATGTTATCTCCTTAAAATGGCATCGAGTCGTCATCAAAGTTCGTTGCTTTAGAACGCTCTGATGGCTTGTATTCAGGGTCACGAGGCGCTACTGCCAAACCCATAAACTTACCCTTCTTGCCCTCTTTAATCCATGCTGATAGCCAATAGTCTTTGCCATCAACAGTAATATTCCCGCGATAATCAGGGTGATTAGGTGTTTCTTTTTTGTCACTTTTGAACAAAACACCAGCGTTATTTTTCTTTTCCATTTAAAACTCCTTCGCCTTTTTAAGTGCACTTCTTACTTTACTGGGAAGCAAAGTCCATAGAGCAATCTTTTGTTGATCGTCTAGGTTCTCTTCTTCCAACTTAACCCAAGCTGCCTTGGGATCACCTTGCTCACACATGGCAATCAGATCAACTGCCATCTCTTGCAAGTACTGTAATTCCTCTTGAGGAATGTTGTCTGTTGCACCCTGAGTAGGTGTGATAACGACTGATTTACCCTCTTCTGGGAGGTCTTCACCAGCGTATATGTAGAGTCCCAATCCATGCAAAGCTAAAGCCTTTGTCATACAACGCATGATGGCTGTATTGACCGCAAAAGCATCTGGTTTAGGAATGGCTTTGTTTCGGTAGTCCATCACGGGCAATTGGCAAGTCATTGGTTTGCCAAACATGGTCACAGTAACGAATACCATTGCTGTGCCGTTAATGTCCATGAAGCACTTGCCATCGAACATCTCTATCTTGTAAGTGGCGCTAGAATCAGCTTTAAGGGCTTCTGCCCATGCCCATGCCCACGATAGGTAGGATAGGCCATTCTTTTTCTCAAGATGCTCGTTGACGTTCTTTGCCAACAACTTCTCAATTAACTCTTTGCGGTCAACCAGGAGTCCTGATTGTTGCGGGTCTTGTGTGTATGAACTCATATTCACTCCTTTAAAGATATTTATCTAACTCTTGATTGATGATTTTTTGTTGTGCAGGTGGGGTTAAATCCTTGAACTCAACATAGTAGCTATATTCGCAACAATTTGGTGTCTTGAGTGTTAAGCAATAGCCACAGTATTGGTTTTCTGAGAATTCTTCCACATAGGTTTGAAATAATGATTTCATTAGTGCAACCTATCAAAAGCCATTTCCCAAAGAACATCGCTTGCCAGATCGGTGAGGCTATTCAACTCATCTTCTGTTAGCTCTGTTCCATCTTCGTAGCATCCATAAGAGAAGTAGGCATCAGAGAAATCTGGATAATCTCTTGGGTCTACTCCATCTACTTCTAGGTCTACTACCTTCTTTCCATTAAGTATCGGCATCATTCGCCCCTTGCTTTCAGCATAGCGTCTGCCATTCTGTACGCGCCTTCTGCAACCTTATCAAACCATTCTTGGTCGGATTGAGACCCAATTTGGTCTCTAAAGTTTTGTAAAGCCCTTGCCGCAAAGTAGTCACGCAAGGTCATGCCTTGTGTGTGTCGATACTGAGAACCCGATATTGGAAACGCTGATTGCTTCATATTCACTCCTATCTGTTTATCAAAAATGTGGCTTATTTGTTGTCCACATCGATAATGTGCCACACCTTTTTAGATTTTTATATTGGGGTTTTCCCTACTTCCATAAAGTTTTTTTGATGCTAGGCTACTCGTATGAACATCGAACAAATTGAACAAAAATGCGCAGAAACATTGCTTAATTACGCAATAGTCATGTGCAACGCCTATGTGGACGATCCAGAAGACTTCAATGCAGCAGTAGTTGCTTTGCTTGCCAGGACTCTAGAAAACCACATGAACCGACCAATCAACATTCAAGAACTCTACCAATGACTCAAGCACAAGTTATTAAAGCCCTACAGAACGGGCCACTCACCTCTCACGAAGTAGCAAACCTTACTGGTATGCCACAAGCCACAGTTTTGTCAACAGCTAAGAAGTTGCGTGACAAAAAAGAATTGACAATCTCTAAGGTTAAATCAGGACGCTATTGGGTTGCTCAGTATGAGTTAACCAAAGAAGCTCCTGTAGTTGGTCAGACTGTGTTCTTTGGGATACAGACAAAAGGCTTGTTCACCAAGGCTGAATATGCTCAGATGAAAGCACAAGCTACTCGACTGCTTGGAAAACCTGCTAAAAAAGAAATCACTAACAATCAATTCATTTAAGTTTACAGTAGGCTTTTTTAAGTTTACAATGATTTGAAACACGGCTAGTTCGGACTAATTACCCGATACGAAAAGAGAACAGACCCCTCCTGCCGCAGTTTCTTCTTAGGGTCGATGTTTGGGTCTGAAAATGCACTATTACCAATTCAATATTGGTGACTATCAAAGTCACACTTCCCATCTTTCCGAGATGGAGGATTTAGTCTACAGGCGATTGCTTGATTGGTACTATCTCCATGAAACACCAATTCCACTTGATGAAGCAGAAGTTTCAAGACAGATTCGTATGCGTTCGCATACCGAAAGCATTGCAATCGTATTGCGAGAGTATTTCGAACGCACAGAAGATGGGTGGATTCATCATAGGGCAAACAAGGAAATAGCCAAAGCTGGTGACAAATCAGAGAAGGCTAGTGCTAGTGCTAAAGCTAGATGGAGTAAGAAAGATGCGAACGCATTGCCTCCGCTATCCGAAAGCAATGCTACACATAACACATTACCCATAACACAAGACACAAAACACATTAGAGAAAACAAGCGAGGCTCACGCCTCTCTAAAGATTTTATTTTTCCAAGTGATTGGTTAGTTTTTTGTAAACAGGAAAGACCTGATTTACAACCAGTACAAACCTTTGAGAAGTTTAAGGACTACTGGATTGCACAAGCAGGTCAAAAGGGTGTGAAGTTGGATTGGTTTGCTACTTGGCGTAATTGGGTGAGAAACACTAATGCACCGAAAGTTAATCCTGCTGACATTGTGAGGCTCACAGTTCCATCAAAGAATGAGCCTGACCCTGCATTGGAAAAGATTAAGGCTGATGAAAAGAAAGCTGCACCAATGCCAGACCATATTCGCAAATACTTTGCAGAAGTTGTGAGGAAAGCATGACTAAAGACGAAGCATTGAGGCTGGCGCTAAAGGCGTTGTCGGTGGCTGTATGGTCGCTTTCGATTTATGTTCTTTTAAAAGTTTATGGATTTGTATGACTAAAAACAAAGCATTAAAACAAGCGAAAGAGGCGTTACTTGCCGCGCCTACGGCTTACAGAGCGCCACAAACAATTGCCGCTATTGAAGAAGCCTTGGCACAGCCAGAGCAATTGATATCCGACCAGATTAACTATGGCATGAGCGTCACGCAGGGCGGCAAGCGCATTGACCCCATGAGCATCTACAAAGAGCCAGAGCATGACAAAACTGATGTTCGATGTGAGTGCTGTGGATATATGACTTATCACCGAGAGCACCTTGGATGTATTCGTGCGGCAAAGCTCAAAGAGCCAGAGCAGGAGCCTGTGGCGTGGAGAGCATGGGTTTCAAAGTTCCCACAAGGGACAGGTAGCGATTGGGTGTATGTGACTAAACCAATCATGAAAGATAGGATTCACAACCAACCGCTCTACACCACCCCGCCACAGCGCAATAAAGATTGACAGCGCAAGCATTAACGGATAAGATAAAGCAAAGGAGGTCATATGGACTACGAAATTGCTAAATCTTTGTTTGATTATCAAGATGGGTTTCTTGTTTGGAAAAAATCGTTTGGAACTATTAAGGCTGGCAAGCGAGTTGAATCAATCAGCAATCGAGGATATGTTGTTGTTCAATTTGCCAAAAAACGCTACTTAGCACATCGAGTTATTTGGTTGCTATTAAATGGGCGGATGCCAACCATGATTGACCACGTTGATGGAAATAAACAAAACAACTTGATTGAAAACTTGCGAGAAGTTGACAACACGCTAAACCATTGGAATGAAAAAAAGCGGTCAACAAACAAATCGGGGCACAAAGGCGTTTGGTGGCACAAGCAAAGCAAACGATGGGAAGCCTCTTGTCGTGTGAATAAAAAACAAATAACAGTAGGTCGATACGAAAGGATTGAAGATGCAGTCGAAGCAATTAGAAAATTCAGAGAACAAAATCATGGCGAATACACAAACCACGGCTAAATGCACCTGTAATCGTTTGCCGCTGACGGATGAGCAGATAACAAAAGCTGCACTCTGGGATTTGGCAATTAGTAAAGGTCTTGTCACCGTCCATAGTGAACAGCTTGCACCTGCCACATGGTCAGCACATCTCAGTGTTGTGTCTTGGCTGGAAGGTCACGATAAGGCTTGCGACATCAGCAACGAAGCCGCACACGGCATTAAGGGTGGCATATGAACTATTTTGAAGCTATGAAACTACTGGACAAGGTGCGTGAAGGCGTACCTTATCCACTACACCTGATAAACAAAGCTTTAGAGCTTACTGGCGACCTATGTACTCCAGACGAAACATAGAAAACCCAAGCGATAGAGTAACTCTCGAAATGGCAGAAGCCCGAGAGTTATTCCACAACTGGGAACAAACAAAGAATCGCGACCTGATTCGAGCCAGACTTGAGAGAGCCGAAAGAATCTATGGTCGAGGCGCTAGAGATCGAATTCGAGCTTATATGGCGCAAATGAGAGATGGAACTTTAATATGACATTCATGGTGACATTCAAAGTAGATGGCGTACCAGTCCCCAAGGGTCGAGCAAGGTATGTCAAAAGGGGAAACTTTGTCCAAGCCTACACCCCTGAGAAAACAAGAACCTATGAAACCTTGATTAAGGATGCAGCTAGACAAGCAATGGGCGGCTCAGAGCCTTTAGAAACCCCTGTAAGCCTGTATCTGTACATCAGAGTACCTATCCCCGCATCAGCAACCAAAAAGCGCCTACAAGCCATTGCCGATGGGTCAGAGAAACCAATTAAGAAGCCCGATGCGTCAAATATTTTGAAATCAGTGGAGGATGGCATGAATGGGGTTGTTTACCATGATGATTCGCAGATCATCAACATTCATGTTACGAAGGTGTTTTCTAGTGAACCAGGCGTTGATATTTGTGTGAAAGAGTGCTTGGAGTAAGGGTAAGTCCTAATTCACAAAGAAAAAAACAAGAGTAAATTAACAGTTTTTAACAGGAGTAAATAATGTCCACATGGGAATTTGACACCACCACAGGTGCAGGCAGTGAAATTGTCACAGTCGTTTATGAGTATGAATCCGACAGTGATTCGACCTATAACGAGTCAATCAAAGAGATTTGGTTCGAGGGAAGGAATGTCATGGGACTGTTATCTGATGAACAGTTCAAAGAGCTAGAGATTGAAGCCGCCATGCGCTTTCAGCATCACAAACTCAACTACAAATACGAATGATGGGCATTATCAGAACATGGCTCAATGACCATGATTTCATTGATAGACCAGACCGAAACGAGGTTCTGGAGGAGGTCGCCAAAGAATTCGACAAAATGAAGTCCTTGGGTGACACAGCACAAAGTTTTGCATCTTATGTGCGAAACATGAAAACCTGCCCTCCATGTCATGGAAACTGTAACCAAGGTCGAAACTGTCCTGCGAGGAACAAATGACTAAAGAAGAAGCATTGAAGATGTCGCTAGAGGCGTTGGAAGTGGCAAACAGTTGCATTGATGGCTACTACATCCCGAAAGGAAAGACACATTTGCCAGAAATTGAAAAGGCAACAATCGCTATTAAAGAGGCATTGGCGAACTCAGAAAAAAAACTTGCTGGTGAAGGAATATTGATTGGTTGGGATACTAAAACTGATACGCCTATTTTTGCAAATCCACCACAGCGCAAATGGGTTGGGCTGACGGATGAGGAGATATGGGAGTTGATGTGCAGAAATGTCTTAGAGACTGATTTATGCCGCGCAGTAGAAGCCAAACTCAAGGAGAAAAATACATGAATAGCTTAGATGGAATGGTTGAATGGGTTTGCAAATGCGGCAACTCTTATAAACATTTTTGTGGCAGAAGTTTGCCTCCTAGTGAAAGACCTGCTGTATTTTGGGAGGGTTTATCTGCTGATGAAATAAGCGATTTAATCCCAAGTACTGATTTATCAGGCGATTATGGTTATGGCGATATGTTTGCTGTGGCAAGGCTTGTAGAGTACAAGTTAAAAGAAAAAAATGAGAAAAAGAACTAAACGCAAGTTTTGGGCATTGATAGACCCGATAGCCCATGCCGTAGTTGGTGCATCAATAACCCACCGAGATAAGCTAGATAAGCTCCGATTGATGGAATATTCAGCCCTAGAAGCCTTAACGAAGGGTAACGGGACTATCCACGATTGGAGAACCCTTGTTGACGTTTTAAACCTATCCGAAACAATGGCTAGGCACAATATCGGAAAAGATGAGGTCATGCCTGTTTGCCAAAAAGCCCAAGATGCATTGCACCAGGCAGCCGAACGCTATCAAAAGACGATGAGAATGGGTTTAACGGGTGAGGGTATCCAAGCCGTGCGAGAACTACTTGAATATGCAGACCTTCAACAATCTAGCATTCCAAGGGCAGATTTTGAAAAGTACATTCAAAAAACCAAAGACTACATCAGATCAAACGGGAACCTAGTGGTTGAAATCAAATGACTAAAGACGAAATTATTGCAATGGCTACTGAGGCAGGCTTATGTTATCCATCAAACGGATTTGTTGATTGGATTGATGCTGGCCCTGGTTTGCCTGAATTGACTTTCTTTGCTTCTCTAGTTGCTGAACAAGAGAGAGAAAAGTGTGCAAGGGTTTGCGAGAAAACCAGTTCAGACATGAATCCAATGGCACATTGGGCAGCAAATGAGTGCGCAAGGCTTATCCGAGGAATGGAAACACAATGAACGAACCAACTAAAGCCATTCAATACATTATTGACACTGCCCCACTTTATGCCAAAGCCAAGGCCGACAGAATGTATCTTGAGGAATTTCGGAAATCAAGAAAAGCCCAACTCATGGCACAAGCTGGAACCGAGGTTTTAGGAAAACAAGAGGTTTACGCTTATGCACACGAAGATTATGGGATGATCTTAAGAGGCATTAGACAAGCTGTTGAAACCGAGGAAAAGTACCGATGGCTAATGACCGCAGCCCAAGCCCGTATTGAGTGCTGGAGAACCGAGCAATACTCAGCCCGCATCGAGATGAAGGCCACAAGCTGATGCAAAGCAAAAACAAAACCAAACCCACGGCAGAGGAAAAGCGGCACATTGAGAGAATTAAACTCATGCCATGTATCATTTGCCAAACCCAAGCCCCGAGCGAATGCCATGAAATCAATCAGGGTCAATGGTTTACTTCAATGCCATTGTGTGCCGATTGTCATCGTGGCAGCTTAAATGGAATCCACGGGCAGAAACGATTGTGGAATGTTTACAAAATGGATGAATTGTCTGCACTGAATGAAACCATCCGTAAATTATGCGAGCAAATGCCCCAAGAAACGATTAAAAGCCCGTTTTAAGCCGTTTTCTATGCTTGGACAATGTAGCACTAGGGATTAGAAAATAATCGCTCTAATTGCTTATTTCAGACAAAAGAAAACCCGCACAATGGCGGGTCAGAATCTAGCGTTTTGTAAGTATTCGTAAAATTAGGGCAAGAGTGGCATAGATCATTTACCCTTGTCCTTGTTCATAATCTCTAAAATTTGCTTTATTTGCTCTGGTGTTACCGCTAACCAGCGGGTTTGCCCTAGTTCATTGGTTATTTGCATATTTGCGGGTAATTCGCCTAAATGCGAAAATTCCTTGTCATAGTAGGTCATTCTGTCACCTCAACTTCAAAAGGGATTGAGTTATCAATAAAGGCTTGTCGTCTGTGATAAGGCAATGCAAAGATAGTGCCAAATTGACGATTAACAGCCGCTTGCACCTCTAAAGGCAAACGAGGCAATTCGATCTCTGAGCCATCCCTTGCATCGGTCACAATGACCTTGTTTCCATCGGGTAAGGTAACATATTGAACGGCTGCAATTGAGCCGTGAGTGATTGTATATTTGCTCATTTTTACACCTTTGAGTCACAAAAAACGAATGTATAACCCTTGCCATCGCTTGAGCCGCCATAGCACATATTGGACAAATCCCAAGTGAGGTTATGTTTTTCAGCCAATGCTTTGACCGCTTCAAAATGCGCCAAATGCCTACATAAAGCATGATCAAAAGATACAGTGGCAGTTAATCCGCTGTCTGTCGTTGCTTTGATTCGTGAGCCTTTGACATTTGAAGCGGGTATATATTTTGTGTGAATAGCTTGCATTTTTTTAACACCTATAAAACCCTGCGAATTGCAGGCCACAAAACCCTCATGCAAGGGCTTTGCAGTCTGAAATTAGACGTTTTCGGGCACTTCTACGGGCTTAACTGAGGGTGTATAGCACCATTGAGGGACGGACGCCGTGCCATCTTCGCGCATTGGCATGATGACCCCAATAAAAGAATCGTCAAACTTGGGAAAACTTACAATCGCCGATTGAGTACCACGTTGCAAAACATGGGGAATTTGACGTTTTCCGTATAAATCTTCGCTGACGTCAACAAAACGCACCAGTAAATCAGGGTTAAATGTTGCGGGTTTAACGTCTTCATCCTTAAAAACAAGGGGAATCACTCGGTCAGTATCTGGAAAACGTGCATCATGTGCTGAAAAACGGGTGGTAGATTGTGAATCGATGCATTCCACAGACAAACCGTTGACGTCAAAATGTAGCCATTCCTCGCCTTGTTTTTTAGTGCCCTTTAGCTTTAAAAGTGCCTCAGTAGGCAAAACAACATTGAGTTTTGTATCTGATTTAATGCCGTCAATCAATAAACGGCCTAAAACGTGCCCATCAGTGGCTTCGAGATAAGTGCCCCGATTGTCCCGAACAACGTTAACGCCTTGTAAGTAATAACGTAGGTCTTTTTTGGCAGCCAAGTGAAGCATTGCACGGATAGACTTGCGTTGAATAGAGAATTTCATAATTGACACCTATTGATTGAATGATGCAACATTGCACCGAATAAGCCCAGCCCGTGAGCTTACCCGCTGGAATGTTATTTGACCAAAACGTCAAAATAAGCCAGTAACCCTATGCAAAGCAAAGAAGCAATGACAAGGGCAGCGAATAGATCAAGCAAAGTGTTTTTCATACGTTGACCGCCTTAGCAAAGTTTGGTTTTTCGCCATTGAATGAGGCAACACGGAAAGAATGAAAGCCCGCATTGGTTGCCAGCTCAATCACTTTTTCAATTTCCGCCATTGTTTTCGCGCCACTTAGAAGCAAAGTTTCCATGTAATCACGGGTTTCGCCTTGTTCTAAGCCGTAGAGTAGAAGTTCTCGCATGATATTGACACCTATTTAGAGCACTTTCCGATTGAAAGTATGGTAAGAATAGCACCAAAAAATAAAAAAAACATAGGGACAAACCCTTAGATGATAGAATTTATTTAAATTATTTGTTGAACAAGGTTAGATCAATGCCCAGACCCTCAACGCCTCAGACCCGATATTTCCAAAGAACACTTACAGACCCAGAGAAAATGATCCTACTTTCAGCGGGTGAGGGTAATTTAATCAAGGGATTCGCTAATGTGCTGGCACTGTACCAGGAAGCGCACAATCAAGGTTACCGCCCAAACATGGAATCGGGTTTTTTAATTATAGGCCGCGAACAAACAAACAGCCCCAATGAAGATGAATCTATTGTAGGCAAGGTAAGGGAAACATAAGGGAATGATAAGGATATAACCTTGATAAACAGTAAAACAAGTACATCGAAAAAGGTGCTTCACTCTCTCTCACAGATAGTTATAAATCATAACGATATTAGTTATGACTCATAACGATTAGAGAGTTAGGGTAAACCCTATGCTGTATGGATAGACATGGGGGGGGAGGGTG